GAGGCGTACAATATTGTAAGGCGATCTTTGCTCCTACCAACCTTGTTGCCTGACGGATCCGAATCAGATGACATAAATGTCCTAACTGATATTGAAAAACAAAAGGCTCAAATAAAATTAAAATTGTTAGAGGCTGATCTTCAAGACTACATCAACAAAAATAGGAGCGCAAGTGGTAAGCAAGTACAAGACTATGCCTTAGAAATAGTAGATACATATACAGATCAATTAGTTACACTAACAGGAGCAGAGGATATATACAAAGAGATTAATGCAATATCAGTTGGTCGTATTGGTAAATTAGAAAACAATATAAATTTTAATAACCACCTCAGAAATAATTTTGATCCTACCTTTACCAATATCAAGAGTTATACGCAAGACAAACCTGAAAACATTTCTATGCTAATAGATTGGCTTGATAAATACAATGACTACGGATCTATGAGTAGAGCAGAAAAAACAGCAAGAGGTGGTGCTTTTAACTGGAAAGAAACAGAGAACTGGAGTCAGGTAGAAAGAATGAATGGTACACCTTATAAGTATGAAGATATAAGAGGCTTTGAACCGAACGGAGCTAACATATTAGAACTGCTTATGTACCTAGATGATTTACAGGAGTATTACACAAAATGACCAAATACACCGACATGGAGCTAAGGCACCTTAAATACCTACACGCCAGAAGAAATCCTGAAAAATATATGGTAGATCAGAATGGGGACATTGTTATAAAGTCAACTTCTTTGACTGGTTTACTAGATCCATACCAAACATCTGAATTAAAAACAGAACTTGAAGGTAAGGAAAACATATTTGATGCTATGGCTATTGGTGGCTTTAGAGGGTATGCGAAATTGTTTGCTGGTGTAACAAGTCTACCTGCATCTGGCTTAGAGTTACTTGGTGTTATTGATGAAGGATCTGTCAATAAAATGGGTATGGCTTTTGAAAAATTCTTAGCTAAAAACGCTCCTGAGCAAGAAGGGTTCTTGCCAATGATGATGGAGACTATGACACAATACATGGTTCCAGGTTTAGGATACTACAAACTTTTCGGAAACCTAACAAGGATGAAAGGTTTTGATAGATTTTTAGACGCCACATTTAAAGGAAACAGATCTAAAAAAATGGCTAGGGTAGGTGCTAAATTATTTGGAGCAGAAGTGTTTACTACAATGTCTGCTCAGAACCCAACAGATCCTAACTTTGTTGGTTTTATTTCTGACTTGACTGGTCTTTCAGAAGAAAACTCTGCGTTGTTTGAAAATGAAATAGTAAACGCTATTGCTAACCCAGCTGAGGATTGGGAGGCTGAGTCTGTGTTCAAAGAAAAAATACAAGCTATACCAGGAGATCTTGCTGTTGCAGGTGCGTTTGAGTTTATTCTTGAGATGGGTACTCACATAGTTAGAACCTACAGAGGAATCAAAAAGAACCAAGATATGATTGATAACATTGCAATAGAAGAAGAGGTGCCTGTCCCAGAGGTTCCAGAACAGTTTGCTGTCCCAGACAATCCTTTTAAAACCAAACAACCTCTTACTCTAGCCACTCCCATGAAAGACTTGATAGAGGGAGCTAGACAGGCAGAGGATGCTAGGACTTGGTACACTAGACATAACAAAGTTATTGGAGAGTTGTTTGGTGAGGATGCTCAACTATTTAAAGAGTTGATAGGTATAACATCTCAACAAGCATCAGTAGATGAAAACATCAACAGAGCCTTGAAGGCTTATGAGTATTTTAAAGTCAAGGGATCATTCAAAGACTTAGAGTTTGCAGATAGCAATGAGTTGGGTTTGTTGAAAGGTGTTGTGGGTAATCTAAAAAGATTAGATGGATCTATGCCAAGTGCGACTGGCAGAACAGCAGATAAAAAAGGTATAAGAGAGAGGATGGGACAACCTCCTACTAAAACAAGTCAAGGGGTAGAAACTTACTTTGCTGGGGACAAGGTTCCTGATTTTGTAGAGGCAATGTTTGAAGGCACAGATGAAGTAGTAACTATTGATAGACACATGGTCCAAATACTGTTTGGAGAAAAAAATCAAATCAAACCTAGCCAAATGGCTGAGGGTAAAAGAATTGTAACTCAAGCAGCCAACGAATTAGGATGGACACCAAAAGAAACCCAAGCAGCAATTTGGTCCTTTAACCAAATGAAAGATAGTGATATAGTACAAAGGAAAGGAGTGGATATAGCAGATGTCAGAGACTACAAAAAAGCCATTGAGGACAGAAGAGATGCAATCACCGAACTCCTCGCAAGGTTCCAATAGTTTTAGAACCTTAGAGGATAGAGCTAGGGCGTATGACCTTGGCGCTAGATTGTTGGAAAAGATAATAGAGCTAAGAACAATGCAAACGGACAAACCCCAAGAGTAGGTTATGAGCGACAAAAAATTAGACACAAAGATAGATTCTGTTTTAGAAGAACTAGAAACTTTGTACACGGATGATGCTGTTAATAGTTTTACAGCAGACGATGGCACTTACCAAATTGCCAGAGGTACTAAAGGTACTAAGGGTAGCACTATAGTAGACGAGGCTATAGACACAAGTAATGTAGATTTTTTTGAACCACAGGAACCTTTAATTGTCTCAGGCAAAGGATCAGATGAGGCTAGGATAGTTGATATACTTGCCGAAGGAAAAATGGACAAGCCTTACGTTTTAGGATCAGACGGAACTCCTATTTTTAAAAGGTGGGATCAAGCCGATGTTGAACAGTTACAAGGTCTGATGAAAGATTTAAATATGGGTGTACTTGATCAATACAAAGGACCTATGAAAAAATTACTAAAAGATGCAGAGTTAGACTTTGACGCAGGTCAATTTTCTGATGCTGTAGGTTTGATGTTTGCTAAACGCATAGATCAAGTTGTTGGAAAAACGTCAATGGAAGAACTGAAACAGGCTGCTAAAAAATTAAGCCAAGCAGAATTTTATCATGAATTAGTCAACAGAAAAGCAGGAACAACTTTATCCAGACCAGCTTACATGAGAGCTTTGATTGAAACGCAAGTCATGACTTATGCTATTAGGAATGAGGCTAAAAGAATTAAAAGAGATGGAGGAACTCCAGAGTCAAGAGAAAACTTTATGAAGATGTGGCAATACCTACAGTTGCTAGTTACAGAGGGAGCTGCAAGTACAAGGGTGTCTGCTCAGAATATGGCTACTTTAAAAAACCAAGGAAGAGGAGAGTTTACGCAAGAAGATTGGTTAGCTGGTATGGAGTCAATACAGAAGATAATAGATGCAGATATCGTTGATCAATCAGGGAATGTTGTAGGACAAACTACTGTTGAGATATCCATGGATACTCTTGATGAAGTTGTTAACTCTGTTGATAAACTTACTACACATCAAATACAGTACGCTGCTAGAATATCAAGATCAAAAGGTCCAAATTGGTGGGATGCCATGGCTGAAATTTATACAAACGCATTATTGTTTCATCCTTTTACTTTGGCAATCAATATGCTTGGTAATGGAACATTGTTGCTCTCTAATGCTGTTGAATTAGGAATAGCATCTGGCTTAAATAAGATACCTGGTTTCAAAGCTGTGGATGGCACAACTATTGAGGAAGTAATAGATGTTATGACTGCGATTGGTCATGGAACGAAGAGAGGATTTAGGGAGGCTGTAGAAGGCGCAAAGTCAGGTAGGCACATTTCTAATTATGGTGGCAAAATGGATTTTCGCTATGAGGGCAACGCCTTTCAAGGCAGTACCTTTTTAGGAGATGGTTTTAGGGAAACTGACATAGGAAGGGGACTGTCTAATGGACTTGACTATATTGGCACATTTATAAACTTACCTAAGAACTCAATGATATTCCAAGACGAATTTACTAAAGGTATAGTCTTTGATATGGAGTTAGCTAGTCTAGCAAGAAAAGCGTACAATCAAGAGCTAAACAAAACTGGCGACAAGGCTTTGGCAGAGGATGCTTTATACAAAGTACTTACAGATCCGTCTGACGAACACAAGGCTTTGATTGAGAAAAAGATGGCTGAAAGAACTTTCCAAGCAGACCTTCCTGATTCCTACTTTGGAGTCTTTAAGTTGCTAGGAAGTCTTGCACAAGTACCTGTTGTAAAATTTTATATGCCTTTCTATAAAACTTTAGTAAACATTATGATAGAAACTAACAAAAGAAACCCTGTAACAGCTTTTCTTATGCCTAGTGTACACAGAGATCTATGGGGAGGAGATCGTTTAGCAAGACAAATGGCTACATCAAGATTAGTACTAGGTACTGGCGTGATGACAATGATAGGTATGTACGTCTATGATCCAGACGGAACAGAGCAAAGGGGATTCGTAATTACTGGCGCACCACCTGCTGATCCTGATGATCGTAGAGTGTTTTTAGAAAAAGGATTGTTACCATATTCTATGGCTATTTTAGGAGACGACAACCAGTACACAAGTATTTCATACGCAAAGATAGAACCCCTTGGTAGAATCATGGGTATCACAGCAGACTACAGGCAGATAGCATCACAACTTGATGCTGGAGATGAGTCTAGGGGAGAGGAAATGGCAATGGCTCTCCTTGAGGCGAACTACAACTACTTTGGAACGCAACCTTTCATAGAGTCTAGCGCAGAAATATCTGATCTTTTTTCTATAGCAGACTACTCAACTGGCAAATTAGGTCCGTCTATTTACGACAAATTTGTAAATAAGGCGCTAGAAGTTGGTGGTCAAATGATTAAACCAATGGGTAGGAGTGGTAAGTTTCTTCCAAACGTAGGAGAGGTGTCAAGTCTTTTAACTGGAGACTTTGATGATGCTTATACTGAGTACATGGCAAGGATGCACCAAAACTTTATTAAGTTAGATTACGACATAACCTCTGAACAATTTTACGAAGAAAATACGTTTGCTAAATTTTTATCTTTGGGTAAGTATGATAGTATGGCAGAGATGGAACAAATGGGAGACGCTAGTAGCAGCACATACAAAGCCTACAAGATACTAAACAAACACGCATATGAGCTTGTATATTTCAACCCAGAGGTAGGACCAAAGTTAAGTGAGTTTGGAAAAGAACAACGCAGATCAGAGGCTTATTCTCCAGCAGCGTTGTCAAAAGAAAATTCAAACGTGGTGTATAATTACTGGAGAAACTCAGGATTGTTACTAAGTGATGTTACAGAATACATGGGCATTAAGTTAACGTCTGATGAAAAACGTGATTTTATTACATTTCTAAATGAGGACAGAGACGGAGATGGCACATCTGACTACTTTAATGAGATAAGAAATGTTATATCAACAGACGAGTTTTTGAATTTAGGTCAAGCATATGATACACAAGGAAATGCAATAGGTAGACAACTGCAAAGGCGTGAAATGTTAGCTGTTAGAACTAAATACGCAGAGGCAGCAAAACAAAAAATGTTAGACAATGATCCTAGGTTAGCGCAAAGATACTACGCTACAAACCCAGACACAGTAGGAATACAAAGGTAGGTAAGCGCCATGGCAACATTTGATATAAACGAAGTAGCGAGAAGAGTCCAGTCTACATCAACTGGGCAAGATGGACCATACACATTTAACTTCCAAGTCAATGCAGCAAGTGAGATACAGGTATACAGAAACGACACACTACAGACAGAAAGCACACACTACAATACAACACTTAATACAGATGGCACAGGCTCTATCACATTCATAGATACCTCTGGTAGTGGTGGGACAGATCATAGTCCAACAAGTGGGGATGTCATTACTATCATAGGAGACCAACCACTATCAAGAACCACAGTTTTTTCTACAGGTTCTGTCAATCAGCCAACCACATTAGAGACAGAGTTTGACAACGTAGTCATAAGACAACAACAGCTCAAAGAGATGATGGACAGGTCCATACAACTCAAAGCATCAACAAGACGTACAGTTACAGGCACAGGTACTTCTGGTCCACTACAGTTCCCTTATGATGATACAGCCTCAAACAATGCAAGTAAGGTTATAGCTTACGACAGCAATGGTACATCACTAGAGCTTGGACCAACAACAGCCAACCTAACTACACTAGCTGGTATATCAAGTGATATAAGTACAGTCGCAGGTATCTCAAGCAATGTTACAAGTGTCGCAGGTAATGCAACCAACATCAATACTGTAGCTGGTATCTCAAGCAACATCACAACAGTTGCAGGGATATCGAGTAACGTAACCACAGTAGCAGGTATCAGTTCTGCTGTATCTACAGTAGCGTCTGCAAACTCAAACATATCTACAGTTGCTAGTGGTATCTCAAATGTAAACACAGTTGCTGGTAGCATATCAAATGTAAATACGACAGCAGGTAGTATCTCAAACGTCAACACAGTTGCAGGTTCTATATCTAACGTCAACACAGTCGCATCAAATATAACTGGTGTAAATAGCTTTGCAGAGAGATACAGAGTAGGTAGCTCAGATCCTAGCTCTGATAATGACGCAGGGGACCTGTTCTTCAACACTACAAGCAACACACTCAAGTTCTACGATGGTAGCTCTTTCAATGCCATTACCTCTGGTATAGCTGATAGCGAAGTAACTACAGCAAAGATAGCTGATAGTGCAGTAACCGCAGCAAAGATAGCTGATAGTGCAGTAACCACAGCAAAGATAGCAGATACTGCTGTAAGCACAGCGAAGATTGCAGACAATGCTGTAACTACAGCCAAGATAAATGCAGATGCAATCACAGGTGCTAAGATAGCAGATGACGCTATAGACTCAGAACACTACACAGATGGCTCTATTGACACAGCACACATAGCAGATAACCAGATAACAAACGCCAAGATGGCAGATGATAGTGTGGGTTCAGCAGAGTTGATTGACAACTCAGTTGGGGCAGCAGCACTCAACATATCTGGCAATGGCACAAGTGGGCAGATGGTGGTATCTGATGGTGATGGTTCATTCTCTTATGCAGATGCAAGTGGTGGTACATCTGCACCTACAGCACTAAGTGGTACAACACCTACTATTGATTGGAGTGCTAACACACAATTTACACAAACACTATCAGGTGCAACAACATACTCATTTAGCAATATATCAGCAGGTGCATCTATTGAGTTATATCTAAAAAATGTTGGCAAAAGTTTTGATTTGCTAACTCAAACACACACAGCAGTATCATTTAGCTCACAGATAGGTAGCTCAGATACTTTGTATGCTAGTTTCTTTAACAATGATGGTAGTAAATTTTATATTGTTGAGGGTGTTACTACAATATTTTACGAGTATAATTTATCAACAAATTATGATATTACTAGTGCATCATTTGTTCAGTCAAAAAGTGGATTCCCTGCAATCACACAATCAGGTTTTCAATTCAATGCAGATGGTACAAAACTCATATCAATCAGAGGTGATGATTTGCATGAACACGCCTTAACAAGTGCCTACGATATATCTACACTCAACACCACAGCAGCCAACTCTGTCAACCTAGACTCAGTATTAGGCGATAGTGGTGGCACTGGTTTATTGTTTGATAATGGCAGATTTAATTCTGATGGCACAAAATTATTTATATCAAATGAAAGGCACAGTAACTCTTCCTCCGATTTTTTTGAAAAAAGTCATTTTGTTATAACACTCTCAAGTGCATACGACATAACAAGCACACTAGCATTAGCATCTTCGTTTGATGTTGGTCAAGATTTGAAAGTATTTGGCGAAAATTATGATTCTTTTCTAGCAAGTGATATATCATCAGATGGCAAACACATGGTTGTAGTTCATCAAAATCTTGATTCAAATGATGAACGAAGAATACATCATTATTTCTTAAGCACGGCTTTTGATTTAAGCACTATACAAAGAGTTGGCACACAGTTAATGGCAGATATACAGACAGGCGATCCTATTGGTTATATTAGAATACACCCTGACGGAGAAAATATGCACTTACATTCACGAAGAAATGGCAGTTTTGCAGGAAACCAATCATTAAGACTATTTGATATACAAGGTAATCACAAGGTTACATTCCCTACAGTAACATCAACTGTACCATTTAGTTTCGGTGAGGGTGGCGATCCAACAACAACTTCATTCCTACGACTTACAAGTAATGATGGCACAAATGTATTAATAACAGACCACAGAGAGATTAGCTAATGGCAGACAGTAGACCATCAATGAAAAGCATAAGTGAGAAGTTAGACCATATGCACTCGGATATTGAGAAAAACTCAGCAGACATACACAAGCTACAGCTAGAGATGAGCATGGGGCGTGGGGCAGTCCGTGCAGTAGCTTGGATAGGTGGCTGCATTGCTGTCATCGTAGGTACAATGAGAATATTTAACGGAGGATAGTATGCTACCATTTCTAGGATTTTTATCAAACCCAATCACAAAGCTAGTAGCTGACAAGGTTATAGGTGCAGCCACTCATGCTATGGAAAAGAAAAAGATTATACGACAGGCAGAGATAGAGGCTACAGCTAACATAGACTATGCCAAGATAGAGGCACAGAAAGCAGTACACAAAGCAGAACAGGCTGTACTAAAACAACAAGTCAAGTCTAGTGAGAAAAGCTGGAAGGATGAATATTTGTGTGTGGTATTTACGATCCTGCTAATCTGTCATTTCATAGAACCACTACAGCCAAGCATGATGAAAGGATGGGAGATGTTGGGTACAGCTCCAAAAGAATTTTGGTATATCATAATGACTATTGTGGCAGGCAGCTTTGGCGTATCAACACTAAGTAAATGGAAAGGCAAATGAAACAATCAAGACTAGACAAGATACTATCGTACATTGCATGGGCAATAATAGTTATATGGATACTTGTTATTATCATTGTTCCTGCAGAGGCAAACGAAAACACAAATGTTTCTGGAGACAACACGATTATCTCTGGAGGCTACACAAGTTCCTCAAGTACAACGTATGAGTCTGGCAGTAGTTCCAATACTACTAGTACTTCTACAACCAACAACACCAGTAACATCAAGTCATTCCCACCTACAGCATCTGCCCCACCCACAGGAGCAGGTATTGATACTTGTAATCTTGGTACTTCGTTTGGATTGCAAAGCAGTTTCATTGGATTGTCTGGCAGTAGCCATGAGATAGACGAGACGTGTGAGCGTATCAAACTAGCAAGAGAGTTATCCACAGTACACCAGATGAAGGTGGCAGGGATTGCTATACTGTGTCAAGATCCTAGAGTATTTACAGCTATGATGGAGGCAGGAACACCTTGTCCGTTTGAAGGTCAGATAGGACCTGATGCTGAGAGACTCTGGGCAAAGTATGATGAGCTAAGACCAGACTACGAAGAACACAAAGAAAGAATGAAAACAAAAGAGAAGATACAAGCTGAACAAGTTATGTATGATACTGGCAGATGAGATGCTTGGTATACTTATTCCTTATCTTATCTGTGGTAGTACTTGCAAGTGCAAAGACAAGTGCAGAATCAACAGGTAACTTACTATCCAATAACTTTCAACAAGATTGGACTGGCACCAACGACCACTACCATGGACCTACCATACTAGCTGGGGTACACAACGAGTACAGAGAAACAACCACCACCCTGTCTGACCACATGGACTCCATAGAGATACAAGGTATAACAGCTAGTGAGTTTACTGCTGATATCTGGATATGGAATAGCTACCCTCAATCAGTTGACATGACACAGGAAATCACAGATAGTAATGGCGTGGAGTATACCAATACCATAACCATATCTGGGACTTGTAATAACTGGAATGGCTGTGGGTATGAGGCATCTCCAAGTAATACAATTTACATAACAGATGTGGCAGATGATTATGATATTATTACTCGTTTCAGCTTTAGTGTACCTAGTCGCCCTAATTACCATTATGCAGCAGACGTCAAGGATCCCTCCCTCGTTATACATTTTGATCCATACACCTTGGATATTGCAACAACACAAGACGTTGAGGACTGGCTCCAAGAGTTTGAAGAAGAATACATAGACATATTCGAGGAGCAAGAGCTGTTCTTGATAGACGAGCCAGACCCTTTCGTTGAAGAGTTCTTGATGTATGAACCAGAGGTCTATGACTTCTTTGAAGAGATAGAATACTACGAGCCAGAGATAGAAGAGCTACCAGAAGAAATCATAGAAGATATGCCAGAGGAAGTTATAGAGGATATGCCAGAAGAAATCATAGAGGAAGAGATTATAGAAGAGCTACCAGAAGAGATAGTAGAAGAACAGCCAGAGGAGATTAGCGAAGAGCCTAGCATGGAGGAGGCGCCAGAGGATGTAGATACATCTGAACCAGAGCAAGGTGATATAACGATAGGCAAGACAGTATTTGCACAAGCGATAGAGGTGGACCAAGTAACTATTAGTGCAATGATACAATCACAACCTATCATGCTAGATGCAGAGTTCTATGCTCCAATAAATATTTACCCAAACCAAATAACTATCTTTGATGATAGGCAAATCTATGCTAACATAACGTACGTTGTCAACGATCCACTAACTTCACAAATTAATTTTACAAGAGGGAATCAGGAACAACAGTACAAACTGAAACAGCAACTGGATAATATGATATGGATAAATTAAAAAATAATCTTAGTTCTATTGTGGCTCTTCTGGCTACCATCTCGGCTATTGGGGCGGGTTTTATAAAATATGGGGAGCTGACTACAACAATAAGTGTAATGCAAGATTCTATTAATGACTTGAACGCTAGACAGTATGTGATAAATGAAACAGTTGACCTGACTGATACCAATAACAAGATAAATGAAAACTATGTTAGCTTGGTAGATAGAATTGAAGAGATGAAAGAAGATGTAAATGCCAGTACAAATAACCTTGGCATAATTAAAACCAGACTTGATCTGATTGATACACAGATACAAGCAATGGAAAACGAAAGTAAAAATCCTTTAGCAAGATAGGAGGCTATGATGCTAGACAAACTAAAAAAAATCGCCCATAAATGGACAGAGAGTACGATGTTCTTCTCAGAATGTGGTTGTGGGTTCAGAAAACCTAAACCTCTTCTATGGCTTTCTCTGGGCGTTCTAGGACTAATTCTATTTTTAGCATAGAAAAATGGCAGAGTTAAGCAAGAGACAAAAGAAAACTATGCAAAAGCATAGCAAACACCACACATCAAGACACATGAGATTGATGAGAGGTCTCATGGAGAAAGGTATGTCCTTCACAAAAGCACACAAGAAAGCAATGGAAGATGTCGGAAAGTAAAATGCCATACACATTTATGGTCATGGAGTCTGATGATGGCACCTTTAGTTGTAAGGTAGTGTGTTCAGGGTTCCCCACCTATGAAGATGCTATCTCTTTTGTTGAGATCTGGGACTCGCTTGTTAATGATGATAAGATGATGAGTTATGAATTACATTAGAGAGGGGGGTTCTAATAAAGAAAGTGATTATTTAACTAGGAGATAATAAGATTTCCCCCCTCTCTGCTTTTATAAATACCACAGATATATCCCCTTGTCAACCCCCATCAAATCATGTTATTATTTGTGTATAACATAGGAGGATGTTATGGCAAATAAATGCGTATTGGTTATAAGTGATCTACATATTCCTTATCATCACAAAGATGCTTTCTCTTTTCTCAAAGAAGTAAAAAAAGTTTTCAAACCTGATACCATTATCAACATAGGAGATCTGCTAGACTTCCACGCTATCTCTATGCACGATCACGATCCTGACTTGCCTAGCTCTGGCAATGAGTTATCAATCGCTCGTCAATATGTTAGAGAGTTGGAGTCCATATTCCCAGATGTAACTGAGGTACACAGTAACCATAGTTCTCTGGTGTATCGCAGAGCAATCAAGTATGGTATGTCAAGAGAGTTCTTGCGCCCATACTCTGAGTTCTTAGGGACAAAGAAATGGAAATGGGTAGACGATATAACCCTCACCTGTAATGGTGATAGAATATTCTTTACCCATGGCAGATCTGCTGATGTACTCAAGGTATCTCAGGCAATGGGTATGTCTACAGTTCAAGGACACTATCATACTAAATTCAGCATAGGGTACTGGGCGAATCCAGATAAGTTATACTTTGGTATGCAAGTAGGATGTTTGATAAACCAGAAGTCTCTAGCTTTTGGTTATGCTAAAAACTTTGCAACTAGATTTATTCTGGGATGTGGAATTATTATTGATGGAACCCCACGCTTGTTGCCCATGGTGTTGAACAACAAGGGGGACTGGATAGGACAAGTAGTTTAGATAACTAAGTCCTCTCCATGTATTACGAATGGTGATGGATCAATGTATTCTATCTCTATGCCCATGTCTTGTGCGTGTTGGATCTCTCTCTTGACACCACTTGACTCTTGCCATTTATCTAAACACAAGACACACAACTTAGTACTACATTGCAAGAAAGCTAGATCAAACTCCATCCACTCATCTGTAGTTAGATCCTCTGTTAACTTGCCCCTACCATAGATTGATATTGTATGGTGATGTGTGATGGGACTATAAACATTTATACCTTGTGAGAATAGTTCTGATGCTTGTCTTGTAACTTGCCTGAATCTCTCAGCCTTCTCTTCCTCTGAGCTATCACCACCCAGACTGTAAGGACTAGCAAGATAACATATAGGTCTTGATATGTGAGGTGGTAACTTGATACCCCTCGCCTTCATTGGCTGTCTTATGATATGACCACTTGCCTCAAGTAAGTCTAAGTATCTCTTAGCATTGCTGACTTGAGTCTCGTGAGTCTCAGCAATCTCTCTGACTGTAGGACTCAGCTTGTTTTGTTTTATGTAGTGTACTATGTAGTTATAGATCTCTTTTTGTTTTCTTGTTATTCCTTGCGTGTCTAACATTTTCTTTCTCCTTATAATATTGTAAATTTTTTTGGTAGATTTTCGTGAGCGTACTGTACCTCATGCTATCCATTGACTTCAGGTAATTGATATCAAACTTATTTTGATCCCATGTCTCCATGATACCTGATGCAGTAGTCTGATTCAGTATCTTATCTGATAGCTTTTCATACATCTCCTGATGCTTATACATGGTCTCAATGTCCATTGTAAAACTCCTTAAGATCTTGGTGTCCATTGAAGTAAAAGTCATCCTGTAATGGGATACATCTCTTGGCTTGACTAGGTGATAGCATATAACAAAAGTAATTCATTTTGTTTACATATACCTTGGCTTGTTCAAGTATAGATTTATCTCCATCCTCTCTGAATGTACTAGCCTTTGGTGTAACATATAAAAACTTTACGCTATAGTTATCCTTGCCAGTCTGGTATATAGCTCTCTGTAACTGGTGGCTCCAACTCATAACAGATGGAGTCCTGAGAGTAGTCTTGATATCTACAATCAATCCCTTATCTGGATAGACAAGATCCAAGTATCCTATGATATCAGCTACCCAGTTTTGTTCATGGTCTACCAATTCAAACTCTACCTTTTGTTGCCTATCGCCCTCATCAAACTCAGGTATACCAAGCTCTACTAAAGTATCGTAAGCGTTCTTGATTATGGGTTCTATGTATGCCACTTGTTTTACATGGTCATCATGGTCAGTATGCACTTGATCGTTGTAATATTCTATAGCCTGATTCGTTGCCTGTTTCAGCGTCAACTTCTCAGTCAATGCGCTAACGATACCAAGCTCACAAGCAGTACCCCTATCCATGGATGGTGAAGAGTAAGTTACCTTGTCGTATCCATATCGCAGTATCCACATTGATAAGTTATTCTTAAACAAGTTTATATTACTGGCGCTTAGGTGTGGCTGAAAACCACACTCTAAGTCTATCCATTTTTGTATACCATTTAGATTATACATCCTGAGCCTCTGACTTGTTAGCCTGTAGAGTAATCTCACATAGTCTATTGTAAGCGTTCTCCATCTGCTCTGGTATCTGCTTTTTATTTTTCTTAGCGTAAGACTTGGCGCTCTTAAGATCTGCTTTGAAGTTAGCTATATCCTCTGCGTGATTCTGCATAAACTCACTACACTCAACAGGAGTTTTTAAATGATAATCATATTTATCTAACAGCTCTGTCATTGTATTAGTTGTAGCTAACTGA